CCTACATACTCGGCTCCCGATGTTAGGGTTGAACTGCTGGTGAAGGTCAGGGTCACATCTTCAATACGACAATTAGAATTCATCGTTACCATTGTGAAGGAGGTCGTGGCGTTCAAGTACTGAATCTGGACCGACTGAGTTCCTGCTCCACGGATCGCTACACTGTTGGACAGCACGAGGGGACCGGTGAGAGTGTAGGTTCCAGGTCCTACCCATACGAGATTTCCTGTAGTGGCGGCGGATATAGCTGCGTTTACCGTCAGGAAGGGGTAGGTTCCCACCGCACCATACGTATCGTTGCCGTAGACCGAGTCGACCCGAATCACGTTTCCGTAAGAAGCAGAGGGAGGAGTGGTCCAATACAGAGTAGCGGCCGCAGATGAAATCGTGAGAGATTGTCCAAGTGTGCCGAGCGTCTGGGGGTAGGCGGCACCGTTCACCCGAGACAGTGAGAGATTGTTGGAGATGATGGCAGACGATAGAGTTGCGAGTCCACTGATGGTCGCTGCGTTGAATACGTTGAGCGATGATATCGTAGTTGTTCCTCCTGAAATAGTTCCAGAGACAACTAGATTGTTGGAGACTGTGGCAGCAGAAAGGGTGAGGAGACCGCTGATGGTCGTAGCGTTGAATACGTTGAGCGACGAGACGGTCGTCGTTCCTCCTGAAATAGTTCCAGAGACAACTAGATTGTTGGAGACCGTGGCAGCCGATAGAGTTGCGAGTCCACTGATGGTCGCTGCGTTGAATACGTTGAGCGATGAGACGGTCGTTGTTCCTCCTGAAATAGTTCCAGAGACAACTAGATTGTTGGAGACCGTGGCAGCAGAAAGGGTGAGGAGCCCGCTGATGGTCGTAGCGTTCAAGACGTTGAGGGTCGACACGGTGGTTGTTCCTCCTGAAATAGTTCCAGAGACAACTAGATTGTTGGAGATGCGGGCCGACGACACTGTCAGTAGTCCCGACGAGTAATTGAAGGTGAGGTTGGACGATGCTCCAGGGGATCCTGCCTGGTTGAATACGATCTGCGTATCGCTTCCTGCGACAGTTCCAGGTGGTCCCTGAACACCCGTAGGACCCGTAGCACCCACAGGAGACACTTGAACTCCCGATGCGTTCGTGAACGTCACGGTTCCAGACGCTGATGTGATCGCTACGTCACCGAGGAAGATGGTGGAACCGCCGACATACAGATGGTGCCATGGCTTAGCTGCTGATCCGAGATCATGGACGTTGGAGGTCGCAGGCAGGAAATCGCCCGACAGCGTGACACCCGATAGCGTATTGTAGGTAAACCCGGCGGCTCCTGCGACTGTTCCGGTGCTAGTTGTGTAGAGGATGGATCCCGGTTCACCACCCGCAAACGGAGTTGTTGTGCGGTAGAGCGGACGCCGAGCTGCTACTGCGTATCCGTCGGTAAAGAGGGCACTGGAGATCGATGTCCAGTTCACTCCGTTCGTGCTCTTGGCAATCGTGGTGTTCGAGTCGCCCACCGCCGTCCACTGCAGTCCGTTCCATGCCACGCTCCAGCAGTCGAAGTTGAACGTCTGGCTGGGAGACAGCGTCCAGTTGAATGCGTCGTAACTGTAGGCGAGGCACAGACCGCTCGCACTCGTTCCACCTGCAACCCAGATGCTACCGTTCCACGCAACGGTATTTCCCCAGCTCTGGAAAGTGAAGGACGACGCATCGACACCTGCCCAGTTGATTCCGTCCAACGAGTAGGCGATCGTAGATACCCCTTGGTTTCCTGTCGCCACCCACAGATTCCCGTTGTAAGCAATCGCCTGGACTCCGGCGTCCCCAAAAATCGCATTGGAGGGCTGGGCAGACCAGTTGATACCGTCGTAACTGGTGGCAAACATGTTCGAGCCTCCGCCCACCGCCACCCAGTAAGAACCTCCCCACGCAACTCCGAACCCGCCATACGAGAAGATCAGGGAAGACGATGTATCTGCTGCTGTCCAGTTCATGCCGTCGTAGGAGTAGGCGATGGAACACTCAGCAGTTCCATCGGATCCGCCTGTCGCAACCCACACATTTCCGTTCCAGGCCACGCTCCAGGCGTAATCGGGGAAGGGAGAGGAGGCAACACCAGTCCACGTCTTTCCATCGGACGAATACGCCAGAGTATTCGATCCATTGCCGGCAGCTACCCACATAGTCCCGTTCCATCCGACTCCCCATGCGTATCCCTGCCCGCTGATATTGTTGTTTCCCGTAAAGATATTGCTGGTTGCTCCAAACCAGTTACTTCCTTCGTAAGAGTAGACGATATCGTAGGTTCCGTATCCTGTGGCCACCATAAAGTTCTCCGTCGACACGATAACCACTCCCGTAGGACCTTGAATACCTTGGACTCCGGTAGCACCGCCCGGATCGCCCTTGGGGCCCTGAATTCCACGAATACCTGTAGCTCCTACTGGTCCGGACGGTCCCGTGAGTCCCCGTGGTCCCGTAGGTCCCGAAAGTCCAGATGCCCCCGTAACACCGGCTCCCGTCGGACCTGTAGGACCCGTGGAACCGCCTGGACCGGTCACACCTGTGACACCGGCTCCCGTGGGTCCCGTTACACCCTGCGGTCCCGTTGGTCCAGAAGGCCCCTGAACTCCCGTCGGACCTGCCGATGCAAATAGAGACCACTCGGTTGGATCTACGGAAGGGTCGGTGTAATTTGAAGTGATTACCGTGCTCACGTAGGTGTTTGTGTCGCAAAGGGAGATGACAACTGTATTCGCAGAGTAAGAGGCTGATGTCCAAGGCCCCACAAAGGTCAGGACGGTTCCCTGGGGTCCCGTCGGTCCTACCACTCCCGTCGCACCTGTGGCTCCCTGTGGTCCAGTCGCTCCATCGTTGCCCGTGCGGCCAAGAGGACCCTGAATACCCTGGGGACCAATGATACCCTGTGACCCCTGCACTCCAGAGGCTCCCGTTGCGCCACCGGGAGACCCCGGCGCACCCTGCGGACCTGTCGCACCCGTCGGACCCCCAGCAGGACCAGTAGGGCCCAAGATCGTGCTCTGGAGAATCCATACAGGATTGGGGATCTCATCTGGAACTCCAGAATACAGAATACCTGTATCAAAGTTTCCTACTGCCAGTATCTTCCCGTTCGGTGACAGAGCAGCTGGGCGGGACCCACTTGCTCCTAAACTCGCCTGATTGTACCATGTCGTACCCGTGTTGGAGCTCACGTAGACGGATCCATCGTATGATGCTGCTATGAGAACATTTCCGCTCGCATTGGCGGCTACACCTGACCAATCCTGTAGCGGCAGGCCTACATTCGTCCATGTTCCAGCTCCGTTCGTGCTAACGTAGACATACCCCGCACCGCCATGCGATTGAGCCGCAATAATTGCCGAAAGATTTGCGGAAACTGCCAGAGCTCCAATTCCGGACACTGAAGCACTCGACGTCCATGCGCCAACTCCACCAGACGTGTTATAATACACGGTGCCACCACTGGCCTCGGAAGCAATGACGTACTGTGCGTTGGACGAACATGCGACCGACGTCCACCCCAGCGCCGATGAAATGCCGAGGAGCACCGCAAGGTTGCTTCCGTAATCGACTGACTGGTATACACTTCCTGAAGCTGTTACGGCAAACAGCGTATCTCCCAGCTTTGAGCAGGCGAGTCCTGACCACGCTTCCACCGTAGAACTCGCATCGGCACGCCACGTGCTTCCCGCATCCTCGGAAATGAAGATAGTAGATCCCCCCTCTGCTACGTATAGAATTTCACCGTCCTCCGACCCTGTCACCGCCTTCCATGACGCATTTGAGAAGTTGCTGTTGGATGCCAGTGTGGTAATTCCAGCTGAGATGGTTCCATTGTAGACATTCCCCGTATCAGCAACGGCCCAGATCGTCTGTCCCGCATTCGCCAGGAATACTGACGACCAGGACGCCGATACGCCAAAGGACACCGACCACGTGATAGACGCATAACTTGTCGTAAACGTCTGCACCAACTTGGGTCCCCACAGGTTTCCGTTGGTCACATCCACATACGAATCACCCACGATGCCGGTGTTAGAGGTCGGTGCACCTGTCCCTGAACGGATGGAGACAGCCTTCAGACCAAATTCGTAGTCCCAGATTGGGGTCGGGACCTGGGTTGGCACGCCAGCATAGATGTATCCGGGTCCACCATTGGTAAGAAGGAAGCCCGATCCGTCTGGAAACGCACGTGCCGCAGTCCAGGAACCAGGGTTTGGTACGGGTTGGCCCGTCCACGTGATACCGCCATCGTAGCTTATGATCACTCCAGCGCCGTTGTTGGCGGCGACAATATACTGCCCATTCGACGAGCACCCGATCGTTGATATCGGGCTACTTGTCCACACCGCATCCCATGTCGCACCTGCCGAACGGCTCGCAACGATACCTGCCGTGCCCGCCGCCAGCAGAAGTCCCGAACCATCTGCCGAACATGCGACAGACAACCAAGAATTCGTGTCCACCGGTACCAGACCCGCATCAAACCATGTAGTTCCCGCATTGGAGCTCACGTAGACCGACCCACCACTGCCAGTCGATAGAACAATCTGTCCCACGATCATCACCTGACCATTTGACGAGCAGGCCGCACGGAATCCCTGTTGTCCAGCAACAAGCAAACTGGGGTCTGTAACCGCCGTCCAGTTCGAGGCATTGCTGGTGATATAGATCCCGTAATCAGCAGCCGTTCCACCTTGAGGACCCACTGTTGCAATCCCTGTCAGACCGTTGGAGGAGCACGCAATCGTGTCCCAGTATCCTGTCGGAGCATCCGTGGCCGCCCAATTGCTTCCCGCATCCAGCGAAAAATACATGGACCCTGGTCCGTTTCCGCCAAGGTAGACGACCGACCGATCTGTCGATGTAGCCACGGAAACCCACGGACCGTTCGTTCCGTCTGGCTGGTTGGTTAGCAATGTGCTCGTCGGAACCCCACCTGATACACTCACGGCATACACAAATGCACTGTTGACAGCATACCCGTTGCTTCCTGAAGTAATATCAAACCACGATGTCAGAGTATTGGAATCGTATGCCCAGCTGATAGTTCCGTAGCTTGGAGTGTTAGACAGGACTAGCGGACCGTATAGTCCGCCCTCGGACAGATCAATATACGTATCTCCAAGATTTGTGATGGTTGTGGGAGGACCATACCCCGTGCGAACACTGGTTCCATCATTTCCAACGACACCTGTCGCTCCTTCTAGTCCCGTCTGACCCTGTGGTCCCTCAAGACCCGACGGTCCAACCAATCCAGTCACACCCTGAACGCTGGCCACGAAAGGCCAAGGACTGGCGTTCACAAACACTCCGAGGGACATTGCGCCCACCGTTCGCATTCCATTCGATGAAAGCGCAAGCGTTCCCCATGTCCCCGCATCGGAGTCCGTCTGAAAGTGCCATGTGCTACCACCATCAAAACTCAAGTAGAGTCCATTCGTAGACGCAGCTACGATCACCGCTCCGTCGGCAGACACTGCGACTTGGCTTCCGTATTGTGTCGTGCTATTCCACGTTGCTCCGAAATCCGTACTTATGTGAATAGTGTAGGCAGGATCCAAGGACGCAGCGGCCATGAGGCTTCCGGTGCTGTTCATCGCAACAGAGTTCCAGCCATATTGTGGGCTGAGAGTCGCAGAAAATGTTGTGCCTGAATCTGTGCTCGTCCAAATTTGACCAGGGTAACCTGAAGGCTGAGAATCATCGCTTAACTGACCCGCAACCAAGACAGTTCCGTCCGCAGATACGGCAGCGGATGTCCATATTCCTGTAATTGTTCCAGAGGCTATACCTGCTGTATTTCCACCATCAAGGCTTATAAACAAACTACCTAGTCCACCGCCCTGCTGCACGCCCTGTGTGGCCAAAACGACGGACCCGTCGGATGAAGACGCAACGGATGTCCAGTTTCCATACAGAGGCAATTGCACCCATGTCCCCGAATACTTGTACAGAAACTGCTGATTGCCATCTCCGTCTGTCGCCGGTGCTGCGTATAGAATACTTCCGTCTGAGGATGATGCTACTCCCGCCCAGTTTCCGCCTAGATTCTGTGCTGTCAGAGACCAAATGGAATCAGCATAGGTTCCAACATACACATCTCCGGGAGCTTGTGCGACAATAATCTGTGATCCACTAGAATTGGTCGCAACAGACGTCCAGGGAGCCGGACCGCTCGCCGGTGACCACTGATACTGTGTGTTGCTAATTGCGTTGTATGTGAGTGTCGTTGCCGACTTGGGGCCGTAGACACGACTCGCATTAATATCGAAATAGCTGTCGCCCGGAACGCCTAGTGCGTGGTCGGGGAGGCCGTTCGCAGCAATGAACTCTGTCCCCGTAATTCCAGTGGCTCCTTGCATTCCAGTTGCACCCACTCCTCCAGCGACCCCAGCTGGTCCTATAACACCTGCTTGTCCGACAGGTCCAGTCGCACCGATCAAACTAGTCACGGGTGCAGCACCCCCGATGACCTGAATATCAAACCACGGGAACGTGCCTGGACCTCCAGACTCAAAATCAGCGAAACCACCCAGATAAAAAATAATTCCTGAATTCTCTTTGATATCAGCGAGTTTAAACGTAACATCCGTTGTTTGGGTTACAGTGATAACTGCCTCTGCCGGAGAACCACTGCTCCCCCCGTTTGTTCCCAATTGTCCAGTATAGGATGTCTGTGCTCCTCCAATTGGGGTTTCACCGTTATACCACTGGAAGCTTACAACGGGATATCCGCTTATGATTGTCCAGGTAGGAACACATGCCACCAACCGGTATGTGACACTTCCGTTAGCACCAGGACTCAACCGAAATACTCCAGGACTCACTACAGTGATGTCAGGTCCAAAGTAGACATCCGTGTTGTCAAATGGAATCACACTCCCAATAACTGGAGTCATCGCACGAGACGCTTCGAACGACAATGATCCCCTGATAAAACTGGCAACTACCCCAACCCCCTGTAGTCCAGACGGTCCTTGGAGTCCCCGCAATACCGTTCCAGATATTGGCAATACACGACGGGACGCAAGTTGGTTTCCAATCACATCAAACGTGACCCCTCCGCCAGGCGTCCATGTAATAGCGTCTTCGCTGTAAAGAAATGTGCCCAGCGACGGCGGAAAACCACGGCCCGTAGCAATCCAGTAGGACCCGTTCCATGCGATACGAATAGGTTGATTCTCAAAGCTGGAGAGAATGACTGAAATCTTTGTCCATGTAATTCCATCGAAGCTCTGGTATACACCCTGGTCGCTGCCAACAAGCAGCCAGTATGTCCCGTTCCACATCACCGTATGTGCGTAGGTAGCCGCATCGGGATAGGGAATTGATACAGTTGTCCACGTGAGTGCGTCCGTGCTGGTAATCACACGAGGAACCGACGGAGAATCTGTTCCTGTCGCAATCCAGCGAGTGCCGTTATGGGCAATACGAGAACCGCTCTCCGTGAACGCACCCGAAGTCGTAACGTTCCACGTGACTCCGTTCGCACTCCAAAACATGGTAGCTGTTCCGGATCCAACAGTCACAAATATCGACCCATCGGATGCAACGGCATTTCCGCCGCTTCCAAACCCAGTAAATGTACCTGAAACGGCAGTCCAGGTGTGAGCATCAGCGCTATACCAAATAGAGTTATAGGGAGATAAAGCATCAGTGCCTACAACCACCCACTTGGCTCCGTTCCAGGCCACTCCGTTCATCGTCACACGTGAATTTGGGGGGCTCACAGGAGCAATCCACGAATGCCCCTCCGAACTCAAGACTACGGTATTCGATCCAGTTCCTATGGCAACCCACGTAGATCCGTTCCACGCAACATCGGTTCCGGTAGTGGGAAGAGTGCCAGTGGCTTCCGACCACGAACTGGCATTTGCAGTCCACAGAATAGGATTGGGCCCCTCTCCTACTGCCACCGTGAAATTTTCGGTCACGTCGTCGCCCGCAAACGCAGACGTCCCCGCTGCATTTGTTGCGATCACAAACCCGTTATCATCTACACTGATGGGTGTCCCTCCCAGGTAAAGAGTGTGTCCTGAAAGGTGGAGTTCCCGAAAACAAGACGTAGGCGAACCAAGATCGTGTATGGAACATTCGGACGGGACAAGGTGTCCCGAAACATGAGTAATTGGATTAGAACCTCCTGTATTCGGTGCTGCGCGCACAGGAGGACGGCCGTTCCCGGACATCTTTATTATAGATAGATCATACAAATTCGTCGTAAAGTAAACTCCTTACGTCGTTCCAATTGTCGGCTCACGCACATCGTATGCCGGGTTCTCGACCGTCTCGGAAACGCCAGACATTACCCGGAGAAATCCGAATGGACCATTTGTCTCATTCAGTTTACTCACTTTCGGTCGAATACTCTTCGGCAGAACTCCGATTGGGCTATTGTCATTCAGGAGTCCGTCTACCAACACAGTGAACACTGCAGTCAGGACCAACGAAATGATCAGATCACGAGTTCCCACGAACGCCACCGCAAAAATGAGGACCTGGCGAAGGATGGAGTTTGTAAGATACTCTTTCTGTGTTTCCGACAGATCAATTGTGATGAACCTGCTTGCGATGTTCAGGAATATCATCATAAGTCCCGCAAACAGTTTACTACCGTTGATGGATTCAAGCAGCATTCTTATTATTCAAGTATCACATTAAAAGGGGGCGGCATTCTGTAGGCAGAATGTTTCACTGCCCTTCGTCTCAACCTTTGCTACCGCCTTATCTCCAGCCGCTTCAGGGTCCTTGTCCGCCGAGTCACCTGAATCCGCCGTCTTCTTCTTGGCGGCCGTCGACGCCGCAATCCTGGACAGACCCGCTACTCCACTCGCTAACGGACTCTTCTCCTTCTTCTTGTCTTCCTCCAGTCCCTCCTTCCCCTTCGCCGCCGGCTTCTTCATCGTCTTGTCGTCATCCTTTCCAGCATATTCACGATTGGGGATCGAGAGGACTACAGCCAGTGCAGCGACAACGGCTACGAGCAGGGAAACACACGCACCGACGTAGACGACAACGGATAGAGCGGCAAGCTGGGCAACAGGAGACGCAAGGAGGTTGACAACGGCTGTCGGGGCGGGGCGGGTGAAGAATACTATGTAGAGCACGAAAAACCCAGCAACGATATACTGGAGATTCTTAGAGAGGGCCATTATTACTTTATCGCTGATTTTTTCTACACGTGAAACTACAATGGCGTCCTACGCATCCTTAGATGAAGCCTTTGGTGGGTCGTATGGAACAAAGGGAAATATCAAGGATGCGAATAAGGTGTACAATTCGCCTACTCGCCGCACTGAGGCTGCACTGGAGGCGAACGCAGACGCAATCAAGACTCTTACTCGCACCCTCCCCATTACCGAAAATGACGAGGACGCCACGAATAATTACGCCCCCGCCCGAATCAGCGGGACACGGTCGGGAAGCAATCAGATCGAGCCGTTCAGTGTTCGTGATTACAAGACCCCTACTGTTCCGGGGACCCACGGATTCGCTTATGCCCCGCCCCAACCATCTAGCGATGCTCGTGGTGACTGGGATGTTCGCCTTGACCGTCTAGTGCGAAAAATGGAGCGCAGCAGTGCTGTTGGAGAAACGTCGACTCACGATCTCCTGCTCTACATTTTTACGGGTGTATTTATGCTATTTGTCCTGGACACCTTTGTTCAGATCGGAAAGCGGTCGAAGTAGATTCTACGGAGACCACGGACGGCACGAAGTCGGCCAGTTGTCGAGCACCTGCTCTACAACTCGCACGAGCTTATGCAGCGTATCACTGCCGCACAGAATGTCGGCACGGGAAACCAGAGCAACAGGGTAGCAGGGAGCATCCAGCTGGACGAACTGATACATCTCATTGTCGATCTTCAGCAAATCGAAGGCGGCGTAGATGTAGCTGATCACATGATCAATCTTCTTTACGAACATCGTGGAGTTCGATTGAGAGAATGCTGACCTGTGATTGAGACGCCAGTCGTTGTGCATGCCCTTGGTGATCGTGAAGATCTCGTCCTTCAGCGAGTTGGTGTTGTCACGGATGATGCGGAGCTGGATGGCAGGGACAGACATCTTCTTCTTTCTTGGTATGCCTTCTTCCCAATTAAAAAACTGGCGATCCGTTTTACCGTTTTTGAGACCTGGGAGGAGACCTATTATGCGCTGAAATGAGCGATAATCATCTGGAAGAACTTCATGAAATCACGAGCCTTGGTGGAATTGGTGGCTCGGATATATTCGCCAAACTCCTCAATGTGCTGGGAGTCAGCGTCAAACTTTATCGTATCGACGATTTCGTCCACACGCTTGCGGAAGACGGAATCGTAGACGTCATAATAATCGTAATCAATGAAGCGGTCGGCAAGGAGGGCAACGAAACCGCGGAGTTCGTCCAGTCGTGATTCGGAGGATGGGAGGGCAGGGGGCAGGATGCGCTTGCGGGTTGTCATGTTGTTGTTGTGTGTGTAGTTGTAGGCCGGACACTATCCGTTTTCTAGACTCTAAACCGATCCGTTTTTATATGAGAGTTCCCACGACCCATACGGTAGCCGCAGCCGAAGCCTGGGCGGCCAGGTAAATCATGAACATGTTCGTCGACATCTTGCCGGAAAGGTAAGCCCATATGGAAATACCCGGATTGAAGTGGGCGAACGACATCTTGCCCACCGCCGCAATCGCAAACGCTAGTGCGGCTATCACGTAGAGCGGATTACCGCTGAACGCTACCGTGCCATAAAAGAGCAGGGATCCAAGATACTCCGCATAGAACTCATACATCCTGGTTTATACTTTCATGAGGAAAAAACGAATGTATTGAATCAAGTGGACTGGAAAGCATGTCCATTACTCGCAACGGCTACAAGGTTCCAAAAACATCTATACCCGATCTTGCAGCGCTTCGGAAAGAACTCACGGTCAAACCCTATATTCCCTCCGTCTTTGTGAAACCCCAGTATGTCAAGAAATACACCGTGTTCGGAGAAACCGAGAACTTCGTCTACGTCCCCAAACAGTTCGGCATTTCTAAGTGGGGTTCTGCTCCCCTCGATATTACGGCCACATCCAGCAACCGTTGGGCGTTTGCCGGATCTGTGCGCCCTGCCCAAATTGACGTCGTGAACTCATACTTGAAACCTGAACCGCACGATGGGATGATATGTCTTCAAACTGGCGGGGGGAAAACGGTGTGTGCTCTCTACATCGCCTCCCAGCTGAAGATGAAAACTCTGATCATAGTGCACAATACGTTTCTCAAAGATCAGTGGGAAGACCGAATCAAGGCGTTCCTTCCCGATGTCACGATCGGACACCTTCAAGGCGAAACCGTCGATGTCGACAAAGATATTGTGATTGCCATGATCCAGTCCATTTCGATGAAAGAGTATCCCAAGGAAGTGTTCAGGGGCTTCGGTCTCACTGTGATTGACGAGTGCCACCATATCGCTTCTGAAGTCTTTGTCCAAGCCTTCCAGAAAATCACCTCCAAACACATGCTGGGGTTATCAGCCACCCCTGACCGCAAAGATGGTCTGATGTATGTCATTGAATGGTTCCTTGGTCCTATTCTCTACCGCTCCGAATCCGGGGATAAAGTCGATGATCTTGTGAAGGTCGAGATGTACCGGCACGATCCCGCCGACGTAGACTTCAACCGAATTCTCCTGAACAATCAGGGGGTTATGAACGTAGCCGGGATGGTGAATAAACTGGCGGCATATATCCCGAGAACCGATATGCTCGTCAAGATCATCGGTGATATTCTTGACCAAGATCCTGCCCGTCAAATCCTTGTTCTATCCGACCGAGTCCAGCACTGCAAAGATATCTGGGCAAAATTAGATCCAGAGAAAGCCGCCATCCTCGCCCAGAACGTTGCATCAGCAAAGAGAGCCGAGTTCTGTGCGTCCAAGAAAGTCTTGATTGCCACCTATTCCATGTGCAAAGAAGGCTTTGACGTCGCCACCCTGAACACTCTTGTGATGGCCACTCCCCGACCCGATATCGACCAGATCGTTGGACGCATTCTGCGGACCGAAAAGGCCTCCCGAATAATACATCCGCTAATTGTTGATATCGTAGACTCCACCTTCCGCCGCCAGTTCCAGGCTCGTTTGAAACTTTACAAGGACCGAAACTATGTGGTGGACGAAATGGAAATCTAAGGCATGTATAATAGTGAATGTCTGGATCCCCCCGACCCCCCGGATCCTTCAACGAAGAACTGCTTTTTCCCGATGATATTGATTCTCCCCTCCCCACCCGCCCTCTCGTGAGCGCCCAGCCCATTGCGAAGAGTTCGGCCGTAGCCCCCGCCAAGCCCAAGGCACCAGCTATAACTATCTTTAACCCTGCTCGCATAAAAATCCGCACATCCAAGGAAGCCTTTCCCGTCAACCCATACTCGAGCAAAGGGTATTCTCTTCCTCGCAAGCCGACCCCGGCTCGTGCACAGGGACCGTACATGCCCGGCGGACGTCATCGCACCAAGAAAGCCAAGCGTCGCAACACCAGGCGTGCTGCGAAAAGTCGTCGCAGGAAAGTATAGATGCACCCTGCGATTCTAGTCGCCTGTCATAGCGAAAATGACCCCGATGCCGCTAAGCTATTTTCTTATTCTCCCCCCGACTTTAATACCCCTGCTCCGCTCGTCGCCGAATATGTGGATCCGCAGTTTCCCGGAAAGCGATGGAAGGACTTCCCATCCGAGTCCAAAGATATCATTTGGGATCAGTACTGCCCAGTGATGTGGCCATTCCAGAATGTAAAAGACTTTCTCTACCACGACAAGATCTTCTACGACCTGTTTGACGACGGATGGAAAATCTTGAAACCGGGTGGCATGCTTGTGTTTCCATACCCCGCCGACTTTACAGACATGTATGGCAAACCAATTCCTACCGAAACCGGTCTCGCCAATTTTAAGTCAGTTTTGAAACGACTGCTTGCTCGTCATCCCTGGAAGACGCACATTGTCAAGCGCACCAGCATGCCATTGATTGTGTCTGAACAGTATGAACAAGAGAAGTATGAAGATTACATTCTCTTTGTGAAACATGTCTGGGGAGGCAGGAAGACCATCAGACGCCGTAAGGCCCGGGCAATTCGTAGTCGGAAAGTGTCACGGCCTTCCACTCGACGCTTCCTTCGGCGATGAAATACTTTAGATCATTAATCCATGATGGCAGGGTGTATTTCTCTACGATAAGCAGCTGCACCCCACGAGTGTGTGCGATATCCTCAGAGTCCACCAACTCAATGTGATCCTCCAGACTCCAGTGAAACCGCCGGATCACCTCCCTCAGATTCTTCGAAATATTGAACACAGCATCAAGTTCAGTGGGAACAATGAACTTGCGGGTGTGATTGATGAAAAAGGCTTTTCCGGTCATTTATTTAGATGGATACACCATCACCACGAAAACCATTGAGAACAAGAGGAGGGAACTGAAATACGCCTGAAACGTTTCCCGATTGTTTCGATTGATTGGTATTCCCCATATGTTCAGGTAAGGATCCATAATGGTCACATCCTGTCCGTGATAATACCGTTCCAGCCGAGTGAACGGACATCCATACCCACTGATATGAAACAGGAACACCGGGATAAATATGAGGATCAGGACACGTCGCAGTTCAGGGCGCACAAGGAATGCAGCCAGAAATAAGACAAAGACGAACTGGTGTGCTTCAAAAAGAAACCAGCCTAGGTTCATTATGATTCAACTTACTACTTGGAGAGAATAGAACGGGAGCAAAGAATGTAGAGGAACAGGGCGTTGATGACGGGGATCGCAAATGCCAGGACGCTGCGAACAAGTAGACCCCAACCCGTGCGTCCCTTGGAGGATACAATCACAAATACGTCAGACAGTACCACAAAGCCGGCGAGGAGAGCAACGAGTCCAAACATCAAGTAGAAATACTTGCACACGTTCGCACTCGTAATGCTCTTCATCCATGCGGGTTCGCTAGAAGGGAGCAGGTCCATTTATACTACGCCGACATTTTGTTATTCTTCTTCATAGGTCGCTCCGTCGTGAGCTTCTTCACCATCAGCCGTTCGAGCCCGACGGTCTCCGTAATCTCCACGATCTACTTCCAATTCTTGGTCCCCGACCATAGGAACTTCACCGTCCGCCCCCACATCCCTCTCAGCATTCAATCCCTCTTCTGGGATATCCCCTGCATCTTCCGGTGCATCGCTCGCCGGCGCAGCTTCCGGTTCCGGTTCCTCCTCGCCCAGTCGTGTCTGCAACTCTTTCATGAACGATTCACGGTCGTCTTTGGTAATCAGGTAGGGCGCCAGACCCAGATCAATGAGTTTTGTCGTGATATCACGCAGGGCGTCGGGCAGGCGGCGGAGGCGTAAGCGGAACTCGTCACGTTCACGGGCTTTGTGGGCATCTACCGCCTTGCGATTCTCGGCAGCAGTGGATACCAACGCACGCACAGCCATATCGATCTTGTAAGATCGCTCAAACTGGGTAAGGACTGCCTGGTTGTCCGAGAGTTTCTGACTGAGTTCGTAGATGTATCCCTTGAACAGATCACGCAGGTCCGATGGATTTCCGTCGGCAAGTGTCACGGCTTCACGCACATCGCCAATATAGTTACGCAAAGCTTCCCCCGCAACCGTTTCCTCTGCCACAATGGTGAGTGATCGCAGAAGTAGGTTGAGCAGAATACCCGGTGTATCGTTGCTCTTGGCGTCTGCCGCCAATTTTGTGGTGCCTCCAATCTTCAGGCGGCGGGCAATATCGGCTTTTACCATCGGGATATCGACTGGAGGTGGGAGTGTTTCTACGGGGCGTGCTTTCCTGGACGGTTTGAGCGGCTCTGTAATCACAAACGGTTCCTGGACGAACGAGAAACGAGTCGACGGAATGAGCCAGGGAGTATTAATCATACACGTATACCGCATCTCGGGAACTGTCATCACCGAATCAGTCGGGGGCAAGTATGCGACCGATTTCTTAGGGAGAACAGGGGACGGAATAAAGGATTGGACAGGGACGTAACCTACAGCTACGGCTTCCAGACTATCTTTCGCATCCGACAGTTGCGTCGCAAACTCTTTGGCAAACTGACCTTTCAGAGACGACAGGACAACCCTGCGAGTCGCTTTCTTATCGTTCAAGAGCGTCCTCAGAAAAATGACCGAGGCACCACGGAACGTTGAGGGATACGATTCAAATGTCTGGATAAGAGCATTCAGCAGGGAATCTACGAGGGGAGAATCATTGATATCATCGGTATCCCTCGGGAATCCACGCAGGACGAGCGGCTTGGACCCAAACGACCGACGAGGAATGAGTTGCGGGCGGTGTGTTTGCAGGAGAACGATGACGGCATTGAAGCCAAAAATTGCGAGAGCCATATCGACATCCGACGTCTGCTTGCTTGACAGTTTCTTTCCTGCGATACGTGATCGTAATTTATCAGATTCCCGGCGGACGTAATCCAGGTAGACTTTGAGCTGGCCATCTTCTGGAATGACTTGGATGAGGGAGAGAAGGAGATACATGATATCCTCCCCAGGATTCGCAGTCTTGAACGCCACCTGAAGTCCCTTCAAAGACTCCGCAAATGTCAGATGCTTCTCTTTCTCTTTCTCTCCGATCTGATCACGGCGATTGGTCACCCGTCCCTGCTCGTCAAATTCATCCTGGGCTTCCAGGATTTCCGAGATCCGTTCCCCTGAATACTGACATACGTAAAACCCCGATTCACGAGCACACCATTTCTTCAGGAATGCCCTGGGGTCTTTCGCATACGATCCACGCAGAATCTCCAATTCGTGCTCACACACTAAGAATGCCCCCGTCTCCTTGTCGGCGTATACATGGTTCTCTAGCGGCGCATCCTTTATTAGGGCTTCAATCTCATACAGCTGATCTTCCGGTGTCTTGGTCTCATCGTCCAAGATGGATACGATCATCAGACGAGTCTCGTTATGCGACTGAGCGGGGGTGGCAGGAATGATTTTGGTATACGCAGGAACAAAATACTCCTTGAATTTCTGGAGAGTTATCTGGTGATCTTTGAGAATCTGATCGTCTGTTCCTGGCGTCCACGGTGCTTTGTTCGCATACGGTGCATCCGACCGTTCGTTATGGA